ATCCTGAGAGGCTGTTTGCCATTCCTCTTCAGTCATAATACCCTTAAGTACTACCTGCGTTTTTAGTAGGTCCATGAAAAGATGAGAGAATCTTTTGCGAAGTCTGTCAATAAATTTCTGAAACTTTAATTCGTCTCGTGTAATCTCTGTGGATCGACCAAGAGCAAACTGTGATTCTTGTTCTAGGCGATCACTTGGAACGTTGAGCGCTCTGTAGAGTTTCTTTTGGAAGTAGAGAATGTCTTCGATTTGTCCGAGGTTCTCTCCTCCGGGTAACGTGGTGATCTCTGTACCTCGGCCACCTTCTCTACGCGGTAGCCAGAAGTCCTCGAGCATGGACATATGTTTACGGTCGTCCTTGAGTTCTCCGGTATTAGCATCATACACCATCTTGTTTCTGTACTTTGACATGATGTTGCGAAGATATTCCTCCGCCTTACCCTTAGGCAAGTTACCAACATCAATATAAAAAATTCTGCGCTCGGGTGCGCGCGAGAGACGATAGATCACCAATGAATCCTCCATCATACGGAGTTGGTTCACTGGTTTCAAAGCCTTATGTAGATAACCCAGAGTCTTTTTTCTCGTAGGGTCTACAAGGCCTGAAGGAATATATGCAATCGAATCCTTAGAGATCTTAAGTCCTTGCTGAGACTTATTCATTACGTCGTTCTGAAAAATATAGTACTCGTCGGTACCCTTAATCATTTCGACGCCTGTCTTAGGATCCTTTTCTTTTTTGACTTCTTTTACTTTTCGAATCTTAACAGGATCAATCGCACGAAGCTCAATCAAACCTTTCTTAGGATCTGCTTCGTCGATGATCTTATGGTAATACAGTCGTGAGTCAACGTACCACTTTCTAAAAATCTCGTGACCGTTCCAATTAAAATTTAACAACTTAACAATGTTTTCGAATTCTTCAGTTAGCATCTTTTTAATTTTTGCCGACTGCTGAAGATCATCAGTGATAAGTTGTACCGGAGCAGAGTTTCCGTCAGAAACAATTGCTTCGTTAATGATATCCTCGATTGCTGCATCACACTCTGGTTGGTATGATGCATCACGATACTTCATGATCAAATCTTTTTCGTTCTTGACCGAACTGGCATCCATATCAAGGTATGCGCCGTAGTAGCCACCGGCATTAATTACCTGACTCTCTCCTCCGTCTTCTTCGGGTGGAACAAATGAAACCTTTTTAGCTTCTTCTTTTTCCTGACCCTTACGTTTTATCTCAAAACCAAATAGTTCCGCCATTTTCAACCTCTGTATAGAATCAGGGGAGGACAAACCCTCCCCCTTTCCTTTATTTATTAGCTTAAGTTGTGGTACCAGATTCCCAGTACTGTACTTGTAGCTCAACAGTGAATTCCTCAATAGCATTTTCGTTATCGTATGAAAGATCGATAGCCGAAATGTTAGTTGGGAACGTGCCACGGAAATCGTAGCGTTTTGTCACAAACCCAGATTTGTCCAATTGCTCAACAATCATATCTGCTTGATAATCAGTTGGGTTAGTCAAACCAGTGTTTGTTTGATGTTGATTAATACCATTCATCCAACGCTCAAATGCGTTGCGAACAGCAAAATCTGTATCGTTAATAATGGTTACAGTCCAAGGTTCAAAAGTACGATCACCTGCGAATTGCACCTGACGTCCACGAAACGGAACGGTGATTGGTGCAACGATTGATGCTGGTAACTGAGCCGCCTTACACATGAAGGAAGTCAGCTCAACATCGCCTGACGCATAAGCAGGAAAGTTGACCGTAGCCTTGAAAAGATTGGAACGAGCACCGCCACCAACGAGTTTTGACTTAAAGTCATCTACTCCAAGAATAGCCATTTTTTACTCTCCTTACTGACCGACGATCTCGCTGAACTCAACACCAGTACGAGTGGCGATGAAGTTAAGCGTGATAAAGTTAATGGAACGAGCAGGCTTAATGTAAATATCAGCAACGAAGCGATTCGTATCGATAACTTCACCAGTGTTATTTGTTTCATCACAAACAACAGCAAAGTCGGTGATACCACGACGGCCTTGTACATCTCTCAAGAACGGCTCAACCAAATTGCGGAACTGCGCGCGAGTAAACTCGTCGTTGAACTCAAACAATTGGAACTTAGCCGCAGTTGAGACTGCCTTCTCTAGTGTAATAAACAGACGACGAACGTTGATACGATCGAAGGCTGAAGGTTTGGATTGCGCAGTTTTATCACCAAATAACACAACACCCTGTCCAGGAAATGCTGCGATTGGATTAATACGCTTCTTGTAAAGATCATCTCTCTCAGCCTGTGTAGGATTGAAAGAAAGTCTCGATACACCACGAAGTACGCCACGCGTAAAGCCTGCTGGAGAGAACCAAGCATCAGCAACACTGTCAGTGTTTGCACAAAGACCTGCTACGGAACCTGCTGCTCCAACCCAACGATACTTGTCGTTGTACTTATCGTAGATGTATACCGCACCAGAATCCAAAACTGCATAAGAATTTGAACCAATGTTGCTGGCCCAACTTATTACGTCGTCCTTAGGAGTGGTAGTTCCTACGGTATCAGCAATCTCTGGTGAGACAAATGCGACTGCATCCTTACGAGAGGAAGCAACACCAGCTACGGTATTCGCATCAGCACCAGCCATTGCTCCACCAATGATTAATTGAACATCAATGGTTTCGGAATCGCCAAACGCTGTATCGTACAGCGCGGAAATGCTAGTCGGTGACACATCCGTACCACCAGCCAAAGATTCTTCAAGAACCTCATCACTGATAGCAAGAGCTTCACCTGCCCAAATGTAAGACGAACCACGATTGATTACGTCCTGATAGTAATTCGTAGAACCATCAGAGTTTTTAGCACCAGCAGTCGTTGAGAGGAATGCATACTTCTCAAGAATTGTTCCTGCCGTACCAGAAATCGCACCGTCTTCGTCAATGACGAGAACGTGTACCTCACCAGTCGATGGTGCATCATCGAACTCAGCAGAGAATACCTCTACCGCAGCTCCGTCGGAATCAGTTAAACCAAATCCGCCGTCATCAATGGTTACGACTTTAAGTGAGTTACCCAGTACACCAGGATACTTAGCGATCCAGTGACCAGTGCCAGTGATGGTGAGTGTTTCATAATGGTCAAGATTTTTAACCAGAATGTTTGCATCGCCAGAGTCGGTACCACTGTCAGCATTAAGTGCTCCAGTTCCTACTCCACGATACACCTTAAGATTATTCCCATACTGCAAAAATGTTGCAGCATTAAAGAACGATTGTGCTGTGGTGTCATTCGGTTCAGCGAACTTGTTGACTAACTCTTTTTCTGAACCAACAGTAACAACTTGTTCAACTGGACCCCAGCGGAAATCTCCGGCAACGGCTCCAATTGATGTTGATACAGCTGGGACAACATTAGTCAGGTCAATTTCGTTGACCTCAACACCTGGGCTTACTAGAAATGCCATGTGCTTTCCCCTTCATTGAGTACAATTGATAAGATTCTCATAATACGATGGTTTCTCATGTATTTATTTATAAATACGGGGTTTTTAGTACAGACCACCATCCTTATCAATGGTCCAAATGTCTCCACCCTCCTCAACAATGTATTCCTCTTCACGATTATCATCAATCACACCAAAAGGTACAAGATTCTCCTCAATCATTTTAACCTGTTCTGCATAGATCATATCCTTAATGTTAATGTCCGTCATTTCATTAAAGTATGGGTTTGTGCTAAACCAACCAAACAAAACTAGGTTCATCATAAGATCATCATGGTTATTGTCAGATGCCTCATATGATGATCCTTTTGCGACAAAGGTTGACATCTCAATGATCGTATCAGTATCAACAATATCAATCTTACTTGACTCTACGAGATCTTTAATGTTTGAACAGCCGATTCGTTTCACCTTTCGAGTCATTGTTACACCAATGGAGTCTGCTTTGATCACTGACTCGAGATACATGTTTTCATACTCAAGGTCATGGTACAAACCATTACAGACTACCTGACCTGCATCATTTGACTCAACCACAACATATGCATCGTTATACGTAACCGCATATTTATAAATGATGTCGGGAAAAAGCAAAGGCGAGATGAGATTGTCACGATACACCGCGACTTGTTTGAATGGTCTGACACTAATATCAATTATGTTGAACGTGGAGTAATCCTGGCCTCTTCCTTTCGCAACATCAACAAACATCATGTAGTTGTGACCTGGTTCGGGTTTGGTATAGACCTTTACATTATCTTTAATATAGATTGGATCGCGTGCGGTAAGTTTTAATAAGGCATCAGCCGCGATTAATGTGTTTCCAGTTCCATGAAATGTATTAGCGAATTCTTGGTTGAATTGAAGTTCAGATGTATTGGCAATCGTTTGCCTTTTCCACTCTTCGTCTCGTCCAGGAACGTCCCACCAATCAACCCTAAATGGTTTATACTCATTGGTTGCTTGAACGGCGCCCTCCCAAATTCTGTGAAAGACGTTACCGACTCCGTTTGCGGTGGAGGTAATGATGACCTTTGTATCGACGCCGGCTGACACCACCGGATAAGTTGAAGTGTAGAACTCTGCGTCGTTTTCAACAAAGGCAAACTCGTCGAGGAATAGGAGGTTGACAGACATACCTCGAATGGAGGATCCTGAAGTAGCAGCAGCGATGATACGAGAGTTATTACTAAAATCAATGTTACTCTTATTTACGATCTTACAACCGGGTTGTAGAAAAAACGGTAGATTCTCGAGCATAATCGTAATACGAGCAAGCATTTCACGAGCAGTCGAACCTTTGTTCGCAAGAACCGCAATTGTTTTTTCTGGATTAAAGATAGCATACCATAAAAGATACGCGACTGATGATATTGATTTTCCTGACTGACGACAAGCAAGTACGATTGAGAATCGGTTACTATTAAAGTGTCTAAACATTTCTTCCTGATAGGAATACAGCTTAAACGGTACTAGACCCTCATCAAGTGAAATGATCTTTACATACTTCTGCGCAAAGTAAACAGGATTCTGCATACACTTTGCGTATTCTTTGATCTCTTCTTGAGTCCACTCCTGCTCAACCCCGTCTCGTTTAATATTAGGATTGCCAAGGTAGCCAAACTCGTTATTACTGATTCGACTCTGGCTCATGATCTATTGTTTCACCCTGTTTCTCTTTTGACTTATTATGTAACATACGCTGAAGATCCGTTGTTGATCCAATGTAGACGTTATTCTGCGTAAGTTTTCCTGGAAGTTTTCCGTTAGGATCAAGTTTCACTTCTTTCTTTTTCTTCTGTAGATCCATTAGACGATCAGTGATCTCTGCGTTCTGTTTCATCATGTTTGATAAAACCTCAAATGCACGCGGGTGCTCGCTCTCGCGCGCGAGATCCATCATAAGATCAATTGCTTCCTCACCTTTATCAACAAGGTTATAGTACTTGGAGCGCATGAACTCATAATCGTCGTTTACATCCTTTTCATCTTCATTATCATTCGTCATAGAGTTCCCATTCATTATCAGTCGAGTCAACTGTCAACGTGGCTTCGGACGTTGCACCAGTGACGGTTTCACCATCAGTGAATCGACCATCAGGAGAAACCACCGTGATGGTACCGCTTCCTACCTCGGAGATCGTACCCACCGTTCCTGATGTTGTTCCTGAAACAAATTCCCCAGCAGTAAACGTACCATCCGATGTTGTGAATGTGATCGTTGATGTGTCAGGAATTGGTTCCAACAACTCGACCTCGATCGTATAGTCGTCCTCTTCGGTCGCTGTCGTCGGAGATATGTAAACCTTTTGTGTCTGATACGGCTCGTCCTGAATCGTATTCTCGATGTCCGCAAAGGTTGCCTCAACGGTACGAATGATTCCTTGATTCGACAGTGGTCCATAGAATCGAACACGTGTCTCAAACTCAAGTGTATAGATGATTGCTCGACGAGAAAGATAGTCACCTTCATAATCGTCGGTCATAGTAACCGACTGCAGTACGAATGGCATATCAGACTTAAAGTTATTATTGACTTCCTTTACGGTAACCGAATACTCTGGCTGAAAGAAAGGTAGAATCTGCTCAAGTAGTTGCAAAGCATGATCCTGATTCTTTGTCATGATGTTCAGCTGAAGACCCATACGGTATCCAACAGGATTTAGAATCGATTGCCTTTGTGTCGGATCCGATGAAGGAAGAACTCGCTTAATGCCTTTCTGCATTTTTGTATTCGTGTCATATGTGATTGATACGATCTCAAACGACATACGCGGTAAACGAATCGCTAACTTAGGATCGCTCAGATACTTTTGATCCTGAATACGAGCAAGAAACTTTTGTCTTGGTCCATACGCAAGAGGTACCTTAATCGTTGATAGAACATTGCCTGAGCCGTCCTTACGAACAACCGACATGTTATTAAACAGCGTACCAAATACCGCTACGGCTCTCTTAATGTGTTCATGATAAAAATGACCTGCGAACATAACTTACTCCGTGCTTGGATCTCCGAATGGATTCGTCTCAGAGAAATCTATGATCTCATCAGCATTCGTTTCAAAGTTTTCGTTCTGTGACAATGGCTCCTGTGGAATATCGAAGTCCTCGTCTCCTACCTTATAGACCTTAAGAATCGACCAATCGTCGTTGTCCTCGGTCGTATGAACGATCTTTCCAATCGTATCCGTTGATAGATTCGTTGGTAGAAACGTTTTGGTGTCGCCCAGACTCGACTCAACATCAACAACTCACGGATCCGTTTACGACGGTTGCTGTCGCTGTTGCGGTAACCTCCGCTCCTGTACTCGTTGTTGGCTCAGAGAACACGATCAATGGCGGATCAAGATAGCCAAATCCTGCATTCGTGATCGTAATGTCAGTAACCTCGCCGTTCGTAAGAGTGGCGTTGGCGATCGCACTTGATTCTCTGAAAGGAATAAGCTCCTGCTCAATTCGATCACCCTGTGCGAATCCGTATGTACCACCCTCGATCAAAAGAACCTCTGATGTTGCATAGATCTGTTCGAATCGATCAATGGCATCAATACCCGTATCGAATTCCTCGGATGAGTACTCGTAGAGCTCACACTGCAGTTCGTATGTCGGCAGTTGACTAATCTGATAGAATGGTTTTTCGTGCTCGACGAACTTAATCTCAAAGAGTGATCTTGACAGCGGAAGATAGATGAGATCACCCTCTCTTGGTCTATCCTCTCGAAGAGTGTTAAGATCAATGTCGACCATCTGCGTGAAACGTCTCTTTGATACAACAAAGGTTGCCTGATCTCGAATCTCAAGACCAAACTTAGACATAAGGTCGCCCTCGCCCTCAAATCCCTCGGTGTTCGCGATGTACATCTCAATCTCGTATGCACCCTCGAACCTCGAGTAGTCATCGTTAAGAATCTCGTCCTGAGTGATCTGTGTTCGAGGAATATAGAACACATCTTGGCCATACAGTTTCAGTGCCTCAATTACGATGTCCTCGTAAAGATGCTGCTCTGTTCTGACCTTAGGTGAAAAGAATACGTTAGTTGCCATTATGCTCGACCTATCAGCTTGTAACCAGAGCACTCGACCCCGTGATAAAACTTAGAATAGCTGAAACCCTTTTCCCTACAAAACGCTTTTAAGTTAGTTACCATTATCTCTTCATTGCCATAAAGAACTCTCCAGTCATATTTTTTGCATGCTTTACCTTTTTTAGATAAAGAAAGAGCTCTTTTATGTTCTTCTGACTTAGCTTTTCCTTTCAAGGCAGCACTAATCTTTTTAGAGTGATCAGGCCTTTTTTTACCGTAAAACGGATGATTTTCCCCAGAATTTTTTTTAGAAATAATCCTTTTTGTTTCTTCCGTATGTGTTTTACCGTAAAAAGGATTAGCTGGTCCAGTCCTTAGTTTATTTAATTCCGAAATATTTTTACTTAATTCTTTTGGACTTTTATTCATTCTAATAGCTATTAGGTGGCAGGCAGCGTAATCACCTTGTGAAAAATGAATATCGTAATGTTCTTTTATGGTAACTAATTTTAAGTTTTCTATCCTATTATCAGAATGATCACCATTTAGATGATGTATTTCATAAGACCTACCACTATCATCCTTAGGTATAGGTCCATGAACACTCTCCCAGATTTTTCTATAATGTTTGCTTTTCATAGTTTTAATCAACCTGTAAAGAAGTTGACTGGAAGCTCATGTGTAAGTCGCATTTGCTCTTCGATTCGTTCTATTTCAGTTGTTGCTTCATCGAACATTTGTTGTCCGTTAAGCGTCACGCCTCCTGGCAACTGTATTCCTTCAAACTTTTTAATATTCGTCGCCCACTGCTTTTTGAGCAAAGCAACCGCATACTTTTTCAAAAACATATCGTTATAGACATCGGTGTGAGTGTCAGGATCAACGATGCGATAAGCATCAACGATAATGTAATCGTTCTCCTTAAGATCAACACCCCATTCGGTATCGACATACAAGCGATTCATATGTCGATTAAAACGAACCTGC